GGAATTCTTATGAATAAGCACGCGTACGATGACATTAATTTCTTTGTGTGGGGGCCCAAGGCTTTTCCTAAGACGAAAATTATTGCCGAACGTGTCGGAAACAACGCTGATCTGATCTTATGTGGTCGTGCTGATGGCATGCCTGCACTTAAGCGTAAGTTTTTCGAATTACCAGAGAAAGGTCAAAAGGTTATGATGTGGAATCACGGTGGCAATTCGCAGGGTTTGGTTGAGACAATCGACGAACAAGGCGCCACCGGACTTCAAATGCGTGCTAACTATTCCTCTGAAGATGGAGACTGCGGTTCACCAATTGTTAATACCAATGGTAAAATCGTAGGTGTCCACTTCTCTAAAGGGGCTACAAAGTTAAACAACCTCGCTGTGCCTATCACTCCGATGTTGCTCGACTTCAAGCCAAAAAACTGACGATCCACCTTGAGCCACCTGAGATTTCAGGTGAGTTCAAAGGTGGACAGTGGAAATGGCCTAGTTGAATTTGACTCCAGTTGGTTACGTACCTTTTCGACCTATAGGTAAATCACATTACCTACCTGCACCCTATGTGAACGCTGACACAACATCAACTTACATACCATCATATATGTCTCTTGACGCGTTAAAAAATTCAATTACCAAACACAATGAACCTGTTCAACGTTTAAGTGAGTTAGACTGTAACTTCATGTATACGTATGGTGTCCAGAAGATGAATGCTTTCTGGTTTGGTAATAACACATCAACATATGAGGAGGCTGTTGATCTCACAAATCTAGATACGAGTCCTGGGTACCCCTGGTACTACGTTCCTGGTTGTGATGACAAAGCTGATGCCTTAGAGATGTGTGGCGACGAGATAAAAGCTCAAGTTGATAGAGTGATACAAGGTGAAACGCTTCTCATGCCTTTCAGCCTTACACTCAAAGACGAGTTACGAACTGCGGAACGCGTGGCTGCTCATAAGACACGTGGCTTTCAAGCCTCTGGTTTTGTTCATTTACTAGCCAGTAAAATCTGCTTTTCTAAACAGAATCAAAAAATAGTTGACAACCTTGGAAAACATCCGATTACGTTAGGTATAGCTGTTCCCGGTGCTCAGTTTGTTTCGACGATCCTTTCTTTGGGTCCTCGAGCTTATGACAGCGACGGTGATGGTTGGGACCTTCGTTTTCTCTTGTGTCTTGCCCGTGTTATCAGAGAAGTGAGGAAAGCCTTTTCCGAAGATCGTCTTTTTGATGCAATTCATCATTTATATAATTCCGTGTACTGTGGTTATTCCATATCACTTGGGGTTGTGTACTGGTTGTTGCATCAGAAGAGCGGTTGGGAAAATACCTCTACTGATAATAGTCTGGGCTTGTGGTTTTTAATTATTCTGTGTATTAAGAGACTTCTTCCTAATAGAAACCCCGACGAAGTTGCAAAACTGAAAGTCAACGGTGATGACTTAATTCTTTCAATCGATGATGAATCGGTTGGGATTGTTCAAGTTAGAGACTGGTTGATGCAGTACAACGTTCGTTTAGAGTTTAGTGTCTCTTTACCTCGTGACCCATTCGATATCACGTTCCTTTCGCACCATTTGCGAGAGAGATTTGTACGTGGGATGGGTGATATAGTTGTGGCAGCTGGAAATTTGCCCAAGTTGCTTAGTTCTCTCAATTGGGTTAAACCATCCAAAGCTCTGTCTTTTGAAGAGTCTGTGGTTGCCCATTTGCTTGGTATTCGTCTCTGTCTGTGGCCCTGGGCTATAGAGTTTGACCGTGTTAATGAGATTCTTGATGATTATCTCAGTTCTATTCAGATAAGCCCCGTGATGCGGGACTTACTGAAGGCACGTTTGAATGACAGACAGATTTGTCAAATGCACATCAAGTTTGAGATGCGGAGTTTCTTTTTCTCCGGTCTCGATATCGGGCGGTCGATCCGAGAGCTGCTCAGACCCGATAATTGCGTACTTAGTGTATAATGACGAAAACCAAATCACAAAAAATGCGTTCCAAGGCCGGACATAAACAAGGCAAAGGGAACAAGGGAGGTGCCAAGAAGGGAAAGCGAAGTATTTTTGGGTTCTTGCCCGATAACTTCAAGATCCAGTATGACTCTAG